GATTTACGACCCGTAGGCCAGGCGCTCGGCCGATGGCGAAGTGAACCAATCCGTTTTCCGCCCTCCGTTCTTCGCCCCGTGAATTGGCAAGCGTGGTGCATTGAAGATGAAAGAAATACCGACCGACAGCGATCGAACGACTCCGATCCTCGATTATCCCGGCTATTCCATGCCTGGCTTTTTGTCGTGGTTGCCGGGTGAGATCCCAGGGCTTGGTATCCCGGACTGGGGTCCCATTCCACAGCTGCGGCGTGAGCGGCCGGTGACGCCGCCGTCTCGGAATCCGAATCTGCCGCCGGCGCACGAAGTCGATCCTCCGGATCGACCTCCTGAATGGCTGTTCGGTCCGCCGCGCATCGTCGAAGCCCCGCGTGTCTCGCGCCAGACGATGGCCGAGACTCCTCCGGCGACGGCACGACCGTCGTCAACGCCACCAGCCGATCTCATCATCGGCGGATGACTGGCGCGTCCAACAGCAAACGGGAGTCGGACGCCATCGTCTGCTTTCAATGCGGGATCCTTACCGCTACGGGGCCGTCCCCCAGCGGGGCTCCAGAGATCCGGGCCGGTCAAAAGACGAGTCCTCTCAAGACAAGTCGCCGATCCGATACTTGACGCGTGTCCGCCCAGGCTGACGTCGCGCGAGAAAGTGCAGATCACGTAACGATCGAAGTGCCGACCCCGTGCGATACGCGCGGGCGCCCGGCGGAGGCTTCTCGCGGATCCGCGAACCGTAAACTTACGTTTCCGCGCCATCGCGTGAGCGAGAACAGATACGCCATCAACTCCAGCCGCAGTTCCGAGAGAGGCGCAACCACATCGTTGCCCTGCCGGAGCGGCATGGCTCTCACAAGGAAATATCGATGTCCCTTCCGACTTCCACTTTCGTCACGTATTCCGCGGTGGGTAACCGCGAAGACCTCAGTGACATGATCTATCGCATCGATCCCGTCGACACGCCCTTCATGAGCGGCGTCGACAAGGAGAAGGCCACAGCGGTCAACCACGAATGGCAGACCCAGGCCCTCGCTGCGGCCGACAGTGCCAATGCCCAGCTCGAGGGCGATGACCCCAACACCAACACGACCACGCCGACCGTGCGCCTCGGCAATCTCTGCCAGATCTCCTACAAGGTCGCGCGGGTCTCGGGCACGCAGCAGGCGGTGGATCACGCTGGCCGCGACAACGAATTGGCGTATCAGGAGATGCTCAAAGGTCTCGAGCTGAAGCGCGACCTCGAAACCATCCTGTGCGGAACCAACCAGGCCAAGGTGGCGGGCAACACCACCACCCCGCGCAAGAGTGCGTCCGTGCTGTCCTGGATCGTATCGAACACGTCCAAGGGCACCGCCGGTGGTGCAGCGGACCCGGCAGCCGCCGACGGCACGGGCACGCGAACCGACGGCACGCAACTCGCCTTCACCGAGGTGCGCCTGAAGACCGTGCTGTCCTCGATCTGGATCAATGGTGGCAAGCCCGGCACCATCATGACCGGCGCCTTCAACAAGCAGGTGTTCTCGACCTTCACCGGTCGCTCGACCGCGATCGAGGAATCCAAGTCGAAGAAGATCGTGGCATCGGTCGACGCCTACGAGTCCGATTTCGGCAAGCTGAAGGTGATCGCCAACCGCTTCCAGCGCCCGCGCGACGTCCTCGTGCTTGAGATCGAGAAGTGGGCGGTGGCCTACCTCAATGGCCGCAACATGATCTCGATCCCGCTGGCCAAGACCGGCGATTCCGATCGCCGGCAGATCCTGGCGGAATATGCGCTGGTGTCCCGCAACGAGAAGGCCTCGGGCGGCGTCTTCGACAATACCACCTCCTGAACGATCAGGATCTTCCCTCGTCATCGGGGCGGCCTTCGGGCTGCCCCTTCTTTTTTGGAGAGCCAAGATGCCGCTTCCCGGCAACCGCACCCTCAATACCGCCGATCTTACGGCTTACACGCCATCTTGCGGCGCAACCCCGGTGGCTGCCTATGTTCGCGTTCCCTTTCGCTGTCGCGTCCTGAAGGTCGCCGGCATCCTCGGCGGCGCGATCACCACGGCGGACGGGACCGTTACCGCCTCCGCCAACGCGGCCACGCTGGCGACGTTCACCGTCACGCAGGCCGGCTCCGCGGCCGGACAATTGTTCTCGGCCGTGCCGCCGTCGCCGACCTATCTGAACGAGGACGACGTGATCGTCCTGACGCCGTCCGGTGCCTCCGGCACCGCGATCCCCATGCATTTTTCCGTTTCGGTGAGGGCTGCCTGACATGTCGTTCCTCCCCAAGCAGAGCTCATCTCGGGTCGGTCCAACCCAGACGATCGCCTATGACAGCAGCGTCGGGATTACCAACGCATTCGGACCCGGGACTTATCAGCTGCGCCTCGTCTCCAATTCCGGCTGCTGCTATCGCATCGGCGACGGTGCGCAGACCGCGACGATTGCGGACCCCTACCTGCCGGCCAACGTCGTCGAATATGTCACGGTCAGTCCCGGCCAACGCATTGCAGCGCTGAAAGCCGCGACCAACGGTCTGGTCACGGCCACGGCCGGCACGCTCTGGGTGACGGAGCTGTCGTGATGGATGGCGTACAGATCAGGCCTCATCTCGACAGTAACGGCCGCGAGCTTGCGATCGAACACGTTCAGGACGTGGCGCCGATCCTGGAATGGAACAGGCGGGCGCGGAGCGACGAGCAGCGCGGCGACTGGGGGCGGCACGTCGCCCGCATCCCGAACGTCGTCTATGTCCAGTGGCTCAATGAAGAGCACGCGCGCGGCAACACCGCGCTGCGGCTGTTCACCCCCGAGTTCGACGCGATCGTGCAGCGCAAGCTCGACGATCCGGAGTGGGCCTATCTGCGCACCGACAGACCGAAACTTCAGGCCGGCTGGACAGCGGAGCTCGCGTGACACAGATCATCGACTGCGCTTCGCTGCAGACCGCAGTGACCGAGTACCTCGCGCGCGACCAGGATACGACGTTGATTGCGCGAATCCCGACCTTCGTCCAGCTGGCGGAAGCCAAGTTCAATCGGCAGCTCTTCGTGCGGCAGATGGAGCAGCGCGCGACCGCACTCGTCGATCTCGGCGCGGGTGAGCCCGAATTCATCTCGCTGCCCTCGGACTTCCAGTCCATGCGGCGGGTCCGCCTGTCCAGTGTGACGGGGAAGCCATGCCTGGAGTTCAAGTCCGGGACGCAGATGGACGAATACCGCTTCGCGACATCGGACATCGCCGCCCGACCGCGGTACTTCACCGTGTTCGGCAACGAGCTGGAACTCGCGCCGAGCCCCGACGCGGCCTACACGATCGAGATGGTTTATCGGCAGAACGTGCCATCGCTCGCCTCGACCGGCAGTAACTGGCTGCTGGCCATGGCGCCCGATCTCTATCTCTACGGCGCGCTGCTGGAATCCGCGCCATACATCAAGGAAGACGGCCGGATCCAGACCTGGGGACTCGGCTTCACGTCGGCACTCGCCGATCTCAACAATCTCGGACTGACCTCGACCTTCAATGCCGGGCCGATGACGGTGCGCGTGTCCGGACAAGTCATCTAGGAGCGGACCAATGGCAGCCTTCAACAAGTTATACTGCTTCGTGCAGGACGTCGCCAATGCCCTGCACGACATGAAAACGGGGACGGCCCAGATCTACAAGATCTATCTGACCAACACGGCACCCGTCGTCACCAACACGGTGTACAACGCGCCTGCGGACCTCGCGTCGGGCAATGGCTATACCGCCGGCGGCAACAGCATCGGTACCGTCACGGGGGGACAGACCACGGGCACGTTCAAGTTCGTCGGTTCTGCAGATCCGAGCTGGACGGCCTCCGGCGGCTCGATTGGTCCGTTCCAATATGCCGTGCTCTACAATTCGACGTCCTCGACCAAGCCGCTGATCGGATGGTGGGACTACGGTGCGGCGGTTACGCTGACCAATGGCAACACCTTCACCGTCGATCTCGACCAGACCAACGGCATTCTGACGATCACCTGACATGGCAGCCTTTCTCGACGTTTGCAGGTTCACGCCTTCGGCCGGCGGCACCACCGACTGGACCTATGCTGCGGCCGTTACGGGCTATCAGAGCCCAGCCGCAGCCGGCGTGGTCAACGGCCGGCTGTACAAATATCGTGCCGAAAGCACCGACCTCAGCCAGTGGGAGGTCGGCGAGGGCGCCTACAATACCTCGTCGGGTGTACTGGCGAGAACGACGGTGCTTTTCAACTCGTCGGGTACAACCGCGAAGATCAACTTCGCAGCAGCGCCGCAGGTCGCCGTCGTGGCGCTCAAGGAAGACTTGATCTCGATCGAGGAAAGCAACGGCTTTACCACGACGCAACAGGCGCAGGCGCGAAGCAACATCGGCGTGACGGCGATTGGCGCGGCCAGCATCGGACAGATCCCGGGCACGACCTCGACCACGCAACCGTCCGCCGGAAACATCGGCGAGGTGATCATCATCAATTCCTCGCTCACCTTGTCCGGCTCCGGTGTCAGCGGAAACGTCGGCAGTGCGAGCGTCACTCCAGGCATCTACGACGTGACCATCTCCGGGACGTTCGGCGGACCCGGTGCGACCACGTCGTCCGACTGGAATCTGGCCTTCGGGACCTCCAGTGCCACGGTGGGGGGAAGCCAGGTCATCCAGCTTCATGAGCGTATCGGCAGTTCCTCGCCCATGGGGGACATGGCGATCGTGTTGTCGTCCGCCTCGGTCCGCATCACCGTCGCGAGCACGACCACTCATTTTCTCTGCGCGCAGGCCAGCTACTCCGGGGCCGGAGGCTATTCGGTCCAGGCGCAGGCCTTTATCCGCCGCGCAAGCTAGGACGTCGGAACATGGCATATCAGTCCAAGGACTACGTGCTTGCGTTGACCAGCCTGTGTCCGGGCCTGGCCGTCAATGTCGATTTCGAAGTGTCGGATCACGGCAGCGGACCGTTCATTTCCCGCTGGGAACGAGCTGACGTGACGCAGCCGACTCTTGCGGAGATCGAGTCCGTCGACACCGATGCTCTGCTGCGGGAGCAGGCGACCTTCGCCGCGCGCGACCTGATGGCCCAACTCGTGCCCGACGATTACGCAAGAATCCAGTCGGCAATCGCATCGAGCCCCGCCTTGGGGCTGCTGTGGTCCGCCTTGCTTGCCCAGGGAGAAGCGCCGATCTCGGTCGGCTCCGACCGCTTCAAGCAGGGATGGACAGGCATGATGTCCGCGTTGGGCGAGGCGCGTGCGCGGACCATAGCCGACGCCCTGCGCATTCAGGTGTGACCGATGGCGCTTCTCGGATTTGGAGCCGTCGGGCGCCATGCGCTCGGGCAGTTGCCTGCGCTCGGGTTCACCAACACGGTGTTGATCGCCACGGCGGCGGGCTATGCAGCTGCCGGGCAAGGATCCGTGTTTCGATCGATGATGCCCCTCAATTCCGGCGCGTCTGCGAGCTTTGGCAGTGCCGCGGCCCTGGGAACTTCGCTGTCTGCGATGTCCGCCGGCTTCAACATGAGCCTGAATGCCTCGGCATTCAGGCGGGTGCTGTCAGTGAGTTCGTCGGCCTGCAGTGCCAACGGGCTGCAGACAGTGACTCTCGTTCGCATGCCGTCGCTGACCGGCGCGCATCTTCTCGCGGGAAAGACGGCCGCGACGGCGACGTCCGTGAGACTGGGCGGTGGCACGTATGTCGTCAGCGGTTATCCGTCAGGCGTGATCAGGGATTTCGAAGCCTGGTTTCCGCGGACGTTCGATGCAAGTGGCTGGACCGGTGTTGGGCCCGCGGCGGACACCTGGACCGCACAGAACCGAAGTGCCATCGCCTGGACGGGGAAGGCGGTGCCAACCGATCCTTGGATGTCCGCGACCCGTCAACCAGAGTCCTGGACGATCGAATAATCGAGCAAACGAAAATGTCTCTCCTTGCCTATGGCGAATATCGCCCCGACGTCAGCGACTACGAAGGCCAGGCCACGCGCAATATCCTCAATGTCATTCCGCGCGGCGACGGCTACGGACCGTTCCCGTCCTTCTCGGCCTATACATCGGCCCTTCCCGGAGCCTGCCGCGGCGCATTCTACGCGCTGAAATCGGACGGTTCCGTCGTCACCTTTGCGGGCACGAGCAACAGGCTTTACCGGCTCAACAACATCGATTTCACCTGGGGCGAGGTCTCCAAGGGCGGTGCGCCCTATTCGGCGCTGTCGGCCGCAGCCCAGTGGCAGTTCGCTCAGACCGGAAACTTCGTGTTTGCGACCCAGGCCAATGCCGTGTTGCAGGTGTTCGATCTCTCGTCGTCCACGGCCTTCGCCGACGCGCTGGGCGCGCCGCCGCAGGCCGCCTATATCAGCGTCGTCGGTCGCTTCCTGGTGCTGTCCGGACTGCTGTCGACGCCTTACCGGATTCAGTGGTCGGGCCTGAACAATTTCAACGCGGCGGACAGCTGGACCAGCGGCGTGAAATCGTCGGACTTCCAGGACTTTCCGGACGGCGGCATCGTCCGCGGCGTCGCCGGCGGCGAATCCGGCATCGTCTTCCAGGATCAGGCCATCCGGCGCATGTCCTACGTGCCGGGCTCGCCGATCATCTTTCAGATCGACCGCATCACGCAGGACAAGGGGATCTATGCACCGTACTCGATCATTCGTGCCGGCGAACGCATCTTCTTCTACGCCGGGCAGGGCTTTCACAAGATCGAGCCGGGCGGCGTGCCGCAGCAGATCG